TACCAGTTACGTTACCTGTAATATTACCTGCAAAGTTTGTACTTGCTGTAATAACTGTACCACCGATTGTTGTACCTGTGATGGCTGCTGGTGTATTACTACCAATTATGCCGTCTAGGGTACCAGTTACGTTACCTGTTACGTTACCTGTTACGTTACCTGTTACATCACCAGTTATATCACCTGCAAAGTTTGTGTTTGCAGTAATAACAGTACCAGTTACTGCCGCAGGAGTATTACCACCTACAACACCATCTTGTGTTCCTGTTACATTACCTGTTACATCACCTGTTACGTTACCTGTTAGTGCACCAGCAAAGTTTGTGTTTGCTGTAATAACTGTACCAGTTACTGCCGCTGGAGTAGTTCCACCAACAATACCATCTTGTGTTCCTGTTACGTTACCTGTTACATTACCAGTTAAATCACCAGTTACATTACCAGTTACATCACCAGTAATATCACCTGCAAAATTAGTATTTGCTGTGATTACAGTACCAGTTACTGCCGCTGGTGTATTACCACCAACAACACCATCTTGTGTTCCAGTTACGTTACCAGTTACGTTACCAGTTACGTTACCTGTAATATCACCAGCAAAATTAGTATTTGCTGTAATAACAGTACCAGTTACTGCGGCTGGTGTATTACCACCAACAACACCATCTTGTGTTCCTGTTACATTACCTGTTACGTTACCAGTTACGTTACCTGTTAAGGCACCTGTTGCTGTTCCAAATCTTACGTCACCGTAAGATGCGATAGTTACGTTACCTGCAGTTGTACCTGCGTCAGTAGTAAGCATCATAGCGAATTGGTCTTCGCTTTCGTCCCAAATCATTGCGGCATTGTTACCTGCGGCGCCTCTGTTAATGATAATACCACCATCAACGTTTCCTGCGCCACCTGATCCCAATAGCATAAATGGATCTGCCACGGTCGTGTTTGTTGTGTCAACAGTAGTGGTTGAACCATTTACTGTTAAATTACCTGTTACAGTCAGATTACTGCCATAGGTTAAGTTTGCTTCCAATTTACCGGCTGTTACGTTAACGTCTGCAATTTTTGCAGTTGTCACCGCGGAGTCGGTTATCTGATTGGTTTTAATACGAGTTACGGCCATAAGTGAATCACTCCTCTTTATTTTATGTCGTTATAAGTCTGGTCGGACCAATAGTATTTATAGGATTCACGTATTTTTTATATGCTTGTATATGGTTTAACGGTAAATTAAATTAATATAATTTAATTAAAGTAGCACTTAATGAAAGTCTACCCAGACACTATTTGCATAGCCCTGAAACTTATTTGTTGTGGTATTATAGATTACCATACCGTTACTTGGAGTTAGTGCATTACGTTGTGTTGTTGTCATACTTGCTAACTGTACTGCGTTATTAAACGCACTTCTACTTGTTTGTATATTAACAACTTCGGTACCACCAGTATCCAATCTGATCGTATCATCGTCTGCACCTTCTTCGACTTGTATTTTTGTATCACTATCCGAATCAACAACAGATCTAATAGTGGTTACAAGTCCTAATTTTCTTACTTCAATTCTATCACCAGTAACTGGTGCTTGTGTAAATGTTAACACTGTTCCGCTAACACTATATGCTTGTATTGGTTCTTGTACAACACCGTTTAATGTTACCATTACTGTTGCACTATCGGCTGAACTGTTAAGTGTAAATGCAGTTGTCGAACCGTCTCCAGCAAATGCTTGAGTTGATATTGCTCCTGCACTACTTCCAACTGCTACCCATTCACTGCCGTCATAAACTTCTATCTTATCACTGTCGTCATTAAAACGTATCATGCCTTTAGCAGGAGTTCCAGGACGTTCTGCATTGGTTCCAACAGGAACAACAAGAGCAGTTGTACTATCAATTATTACAGTGCCAGCGCCATCAACGTCGATAGTTAAATCGTCACCTGAGTTCGATGGAGCAATAACATTGCCCGAGAACCCTAGTGTACCTGTGCCGCCACCTGTACCATAAGTACCTGTGTATCTAGCACCTTCGATATAAACACTAGCACCACTAAAACTTTTTCCATTAGGGTAGTTACTACCAATAAAGTTTATCACGCCAGATTCGTAATCAAAGAACCATTCATCATTGTTACCACTGCCGGTAACAAAAACTTTGTTGCCAATAACAGCCGCACCTGCGGCATCACTTGAAGTATGTATATAAACACTTACAATATATGTACTTCCAAACTGTGGTGGTATCCAACCGGTTAATCCGGTTTTCCATGTTCTGTTTGCTGTTGCTGTGTTATCTTCTGTACACTCTACAACGCCACTTCCAGTATAAACTGTAACAGGACTTGAACTACTACTAGGTTTAACTCCTGGTATACTAGCAGAATCTCTCCATACTCTGTCACCTCTAATTAGTAGTGGTGATGGTATTGCTTCGTTAGGAGCAAGTTTGTTAGCATTGGTATCTGTTTTAGTTGCACCATAACCTAATTTTTTAAATAGATAATCTAGTTTCTGTGTATCTGAAATTGCCATTAGCTCGCCACTCCAATACTTAGACTAGATATACTTTGTCCACTTGTTAATGCAATCCTAACTAAAGAAACGTTTCCTGTTGCGTTTGCCATATTTTCTGTTCCAAATGTCATTGTATATCCACCACTTAAACTACTGTTTGTTGGAATAACATCTCCTCCAGTAAACGCACAACCGTCACTTCCGTTGCCGCCGTTGCCAGTATCAGCGCCAGGTAAACCTACTCCACTATATTGTGTTGTACAATCTAACCAACCGTTTGCTCCACTTGAACTATCGATGCCTGTGCCGGGTAATGCTATCCACACACCTGCTACACCAGATGAACTTGTAATCTGTACATCGTAGTTTGCAACAATGTTTCTTCTAAATGCAAAAGTAAAATACTGTGTTCCAGTATCACCACTTCTGTTTGGTCCTGCAGGTAAAAATCCTGTGCTATAATTTGATATGTTATATGCTAACTCGCCCCAACGAACTGTTGCTTCTTTTGTTCCTGCAACTGTTTTATTTCCAGTAAATAAATTATTTGTGTAAAAGTTTGTCGATCCAGTAAATGTTGGTGTATTGGTTGTTGCACTTGCAAAGTCGAATACACGTTTGCCGTTGTCTGTGTGAGTTCCGTCACCTAAACTACTAGATACACTAATGTCTTGTTCAACAACTCCTGTTGGACTTGCTGTATGTACTGCAACTAATGGACTCGATACTTCAACATAACTTCCTGTACCATTCATGTTCGACGCTCTTAACTTAATAGTTTCAATCGCCGCTATACTGCTCGATGTTAAATTAATTGTTTGTGATCCAATAGCATATGGAGTACCTACTCCAGTATCTGCAATAGGAATACCACTTGCTAACATTGTACTTGCGCCATCTATGTTTGCATATGTTTTGTTTTGTGTAGATATAACACTGCTAGAAGTTCCTTCTGCGTTTGTGCCACTAGCAATAGTTAATACTGAACTTGTATCTCTGTATGCTTGTCCTACTAAATTTTCTAATGTTACACCTGCTAATGCCAGCGTAGGGCTTCCTGTATTATAATAAGGAACACCTGAAATATATCTGTAACTTCCTGCTGATGCTTCTGTTAATGCGGAACTACTAGTATCAACTGTTGGTGTACTAGTCATATCATCATACACAACTGCAACATAATTTGTGTTACCTGTTGCACTATGTTCTAAACGTTGGTCATTAACACCTACAGTATAACTCGCTAGCGATTGTGTAATCTTAGCATCAAACGTTTGATAAAATCCTGTAGGATATGTCGACGAACTTATACTATCATTTGCATCAACTTGGTTACTAACAACTAATGAAGTAAATGTTCCATCTTCATTAAGTGAAGTACTAAACGTTTTATTACCTCTATCAACACCGTTTATTTTAGCAGTTAACGTGCCTGAGAGCCCGTTGTAAGCATTATCTACAACACTAGTGTCAATAGTCCCACTTGTGTAACGTCTTGCAGTAGTTGTGGTTAATACATCTCCTGCACTTAATGGATTCGAATCACTACTATCTGTAAAGTTTGCCGCTAGTTTAGGACTTGTTCCTACATAACTATCAGCCAGTGTTATACTTTTTGTACTTAAATTTGCTGGTGCACTAGGTATTGCTCTAACTTCAAACGTTAGTCCTGTGTCTGTATCTGTTTGTGCTGTTATATCCGGTGTTCCGTTTGCAGTAAATGACAAGTTTTTATTACCTACACTAACACTTGTAAAGTCGTGGTCTAAAGTTCCACCTATTGATCCTGGACTAGAGCCGTTTTCTGTTACTACATTATTCGAACTTCCATCGTTCCAGTTATAAACATAATCGTCTGCATTTTGTGAAGTGTTTGTAACTCTTACTAACGCCCTGTTTATACCATTGTAGTCGACACCATCATAAACATCATATTGATTGTCACCACTTCTGTCACTAACTGTGATTGCTGTTCCTGAAAGGTTTGCTCTTACGTCCGGTTCAACGTGGACTGAGAATGTACTACTAATAAACGGACTACTTGAATGGTCACTAATAACTCTTAATGTGCCTGTGTAATCTTGTGCTGTGCCATTTGCTTGGTCGCTACTACTTAACGTATATGTGTGACTTAATGGAACACTTCTGTCACCTGCAGAACTTGATCCTGCGTTAACTGTTACATTACTTGTTCCGTCACCAAACTGATATTGGTACTGTATTCCGTATGTTGAATAACTACCAATACCTGCTTCTGAATTATTTGTAAGACTTACAACGTGTCCACTAGTACCTTCTTCATTAATACCAGTTACATCATCTAATGATACTGTAGGTGTGTGGTCATCATAAATTTTTATTATAGCACTATCAGGACCAACTGGTATAACAGCCGGATCCGCGGTGCTCATTGTATCTAATGTAAGTTGTGTTGTAAAACTCTGTTCCGATTCTGTTGCTGTCGGAAATGTGTGCGATAGTCTTGTACCATTACTACCACCTGTTGCAGTGTCACTAGAAATTGTTGCGTTACTAGATCCATCGCCCCATATAATTGTCCACTGAACAACTGCACCTGCAATATCTGTGTTAGTACTATTATTTTGGAAGTATACAGTTGCACCGTCGTCCCATGTAGTAATCGGACTACCTCCGCCAGCGGCGGCATACCATGCAAAGTCTACTGTTGGGTTTGGACTGTAAACAGCAATATAATCTGTTCTTATAAAACTTGCACTACTTCCGGTTCCACTTCCACTTGTATTACTTGCTGTAACTGTAATACTGTGTGGGCTACCTGCGTAATTGGTGTATGTGTGACTTGGACTTGTACTAGAAGTTGTTGTATTACTTGTTCCATCGCCCCAGTCGATTACATAATTATTTGCTGTACCTACTGCTGATATACTTAATGTTGTACTAAATCCTGAACCGCCGGATGTTACACTTGCTGTAAATGTTACACTTTTAACAAAAGTGTTATTACGAATATTTTCTGTTACTTCGTTTAAGTCGTCAATTGCATCAGTAACTTTAGTAGCACCTGTCCAACTTAAATACGCACCGTCAGTTGTTAAACTTCCATCAGTTGGTGTTGCTAGTGTTGTTGTCATACCTGTAACACTGCCTGCTACAGTTGAAACATCTACCCAACTTAATGTGCCTGCACCATCTGTAGCAAGAACATAGTTATTTGTTCCTCCGGAGATAGTGATGCCTGATGGTGGACCTAAGTCTAAAGGACCACTTACACTTCTAATTTGTGATGCGTTGATTGTTACGTTGTCTACTTGTAGGCTTTGTGTTGGAGAGGCTGTGTTAATACCCACCCTGTCATTCGTGACATCGATGTATAATAAATCTGTATCTACTGATAAATCCGTGCCTAATCGCTCAAGATTACTCTTAAGCATAGCACCGGAAATTCTTCCAATTGCCATGTTATTCTCCTACACCACTGTTCAATCCCGGGTGAGCCTGGGTATATAACTATTTATGCTAATGATTAAGAAAGGATATTATGCAATATCTGTAGCGTCAAAGCCTTCGATTGCATATATTCTATGTGTGTTTGGTGGTGGACTTGTAAACGTAATATCACGTCCACTAATAGTGTATGACGCTGTTGGCTCTTGTATAACATTGCCCACAACAACCATAACGTTATTTACTGTGCTAGGTGCTGTTGTAAAGAAATTAGTAAATGCAGTTGTAGTGCCGTCTCCAGTTACAACTGTTGTTTTTGTAACAGTAGCACTACCAGAACGTGATAAGTTTTTCCAAGCCGCACTATCGTAGTATTCTACTTTATTAGTGTCCTCATTAAAACGAAATTCACCAGCCGCTGGATTTGTTGGTCTACCTGCTGTAGTTCCTGAAGCAGGTCGTGTAACCTGATTTCCACGTTTAATAAAATTTGTGTTACTTTTTAAAAAGCCAGCCATTATTAAATACTCACGTAACTAACAGAGGCAGTAATCGCATTACTTGTTCCTGAAATCGCTTGTATAGTATCAGCATTTCCTAATACCATTTTTTCAGCATTCATAATGTAAGTGTCGCCGCCTGTAATTGTTAAATCTTTAACTATTTGGTTTGTTGCCGCGGCAGAACCACCACTTTGTACTACGTTAACAGATAATGTTGCATCAGATCCAGTTGTATTGCAAAAGAATATAACTGTGATTGCAGTATTATTTGTACTTGTATACAATGTTGTTGATGTAGTGCCTATTTGTCCTTGTGCTATTGCCATCTGTTTACCTTAAAATATTAATCCAAAAACTATTGCTTTTGATTTTGTTACTAATTCGTCAGTAGTATTTATGTTAGATACAAACACCCCAGAACCGCCTGAAGCAGGAGTTTTAGCATACACTTTTGTGAATCCTGATACACCTGTTGGGTCTGAACCTTGTTCTGTTATTTTAGTAACATCTACTATGTTTATTTCACCAGTACCTGTTGTACTTAAAATTAAATTCTCACCAGTAGCAGTATTACTTACTGTATTACCACTTATCTGTACGTTGCCATGTGCTAACGCTGTTGCAGTTACTTCTAAAACATCAGTGCCATCTAAGTTAACAAAAAACTTACTAGTTCCAACACCGTCGTCAAATACTTCTGCTTTACTGTCGCCTTCTACAATTTTATCTGCGGATGCGCCACCTACTTGTGCATCAACATAACTCTTAGTTGCTAAATCGTCACTACCTACCGGTGATGCACCTCTTACTTTAGCAAAACTAGAACCTATCTTAAAATCAAATACATCATTTGCTTCATCAAAATGAATTGTAGCATTATCAACTGATCCACGATCAATTTCTAAACCAGAAGTTCCAGATGTTACACCTGCTCCTGCTTCGCCTTCGTTAAGCACAATAACATTATCTGCTATTGCAGTATTCGTCGATGACACAGTTGTACTTGTACCTGTAATTACCAAGTTTCCGTCAACTGTTAAAGTGTGTGTATCAATAGAAACATTACCAGTACTACCGGCATCTGTTGTTATCTTATAATCACCTAAAACTCTTTTTTCTGTGTTTGCCATGCATTTAAACCTTATATAGTGTATTTAGCCTTTATAAACTATTAAGAAAAGTTGCCCCGAAGGGCAACTTTAATATTTGCTTAAGATTAAGCGTCTTCTGTGAAGTCTGTATCGTCAGTACCTGATGCAGTATCGTCGTCACCTGCTTCTTCAACTTGGACTTTACCGTCCGATGCTGAAACAGTAGTGTTCCAACCTATAGATGTACCGTGCAATGCGTTAGATCCAGTAGCACTTGGTTGTGCTAGTGTCATTTTACGTCCTGCAATTTTAGATACACCATAAGTTTCACCATCATCACCTTTTACAGAAATAATCATATCTGTTCCAGTTAATGCCGCTGGTAAAATACCAGTTTTTAGTGTACGAATGTATGCAGTGCCAGGTGTTCCAGTTGCTTTAACTGAAAACTTTTTACTACCTAGTTGCTTTGCGATATATCCTTCAACAACGGCTGAACCGTCATGAAAGTTTACTTTAATTTCTTTGCCGCCTGCCGTAGGTGCTCCGAAAAATCTTTTGTTAATTGGTCTTCCCATTTTATTTCTCCTTGATACGTTTTATGTACTACGAGGATGGCTCCCCATAAACTCACATTAGTGTGAGCAATACTATTTATATGTTTACTTGTTGTGATGTTTAACTGATAAATGCTTGAGTATTTTACCTGCATTTTCACCAGACTTAACAGTGTAGCCAGAGGTTCCTCCTGCATTAACACTTACTTCTGATTTGCTTTTTTGAAGTATTTTATCTATGCGGTTTTTCTCTGCCTGCTTACTATATGCTGTAAGCATATGTGTGTGTCGGCCCATATCACCCTCCTTATTAAAGTTAGGTGCGTTCCTTCGCTATTGCTACTTCCGGCCTCTTAAGGCTGAACGTTGTAAAATTATTTAGTCATATTACATCTTATATCCATCACCATATACTAGAAATTTATTACAGAATCTAGTGACTCTTTCTTCGAAGTCTATTTTTCGATAATCGTCAATATCTATATAATATAGTTGACCATCTGCTGTTTCTATGTAATTATCATTGCTAAAACTACTTAATGTGTAGATGTGTTCACGTTTAACAACTTCATCTAAAACAACTTTATTCCACTTATAGTTGTTTACTGGATATTTTCCATCTATATATTCGCTAGTAATTACAATAGTCAAATTTTGTTGTTGATAATCTACAGTATAATTAGGGAATTTAATAGTACAAAAAGAACCTTTATCTTTTATCAAATTTTCTATATTTTCTTTTCTTGCATTAAAATCATCGAGTTTAGTAAAAACAACAGTTTTTAATACTTTGTCGTTTAATTTTTCAACAGTATGTGTTGCGAAATTGTCTTCTTTAGTATGTAGGATCATGACTTACATATTTATTAGCAGAGTTTTTAGTCAAAAAGAAAGGCCCCGGAGGGCCTTTCTAATATTGTTTCAGTTAGTTAACAATAATATCCAAAAAGGATAATATGTATATTAACTAAATGTTGGGTTAGCAATAGTTACTCTACCAACGTAGTCCGCCGCGTTTCCAAGTGAACTTGCAGTTTGTGAAAGTTCGCTGTAACCGTAACGTGTCATAAAGCCAACTAATGGCTCTAATGTTGCTGGATCAAGTACTACACCTGAACTCATTAAAGGAACGTAAGGACAATAGAATGCCGCCGCGTCCGCTTCTGATGAACCTTTGTAACCAACTAATACCGCTTCTGAATCAGCCGCATAACTGTCAACATAGATTCTCATTGCTGAGTTCAATGTACCAACGAATTTAGTATTTGTTGGTGCTTCAAAAGTACCTTCAGTTGTTCTTGCGAACGCTGAAGTAGATGCACTTTGTAGCATAGTTAATGCAGTTGGAGAAACAACAGCCCAGTTACCTGCGCCACGTCTTGTTCTCTGTGCGATTTTGTTAGATACTCTGTTGATCGCCACAGCCAAAGCCGCGTGTTCGTCACCAACGTAAGTTGCTGTACCACTAACTGCCGCTTGGTCATATGCTTCAGTGTTTGCACCGAAAGCCGTTGAACCAGCCGCCGCTAAAGTTCTTAAAGAACTTAGAACTTCTTGGTCGATCTCTGCAGTAATCTCTTGGGCTAATGCCGCCATGATTTCTGCTTCTACATCAATACCTTGTTGTGATTGAGCATCTTGTGCCGCTTCAAAAGTCCAACGAGCTGATAGTCTTCTAGTACGAGCTTCTACAGTTTGACGTAGAATTTCGATTGAAAGAGTATTACCTGGAACACCTTCTAAGTATCCAGCCGCTGTTGTACCAGCCGCTTTAGCACCTGCACTAGATTCAGTACCTGAATAACCAGCCGCGATGTCTTTTGGCCCTAGAGCCTCATCACCAGCACCTAGGTTAGTACCGTCATTAGTAGTTGCTTGAATTGCCGCACCGTTGGCACTATTAATAGTGTTTGTAGAGTTGTATTTAACTCTTAAAGTGTGGATTTGTGCAATTGGACCAGTCATAGGTTGTACACCAACGATTTCATTTGCAATCACTGTTGGCATTACACGTCTAATTACGGGTAAAATTACTTTGTTTAATTGTGCTACACCACCTGCCGCTGTCGCGCCACTAGTTGCCGCCTCTGAAAGGTGGCGTTTAGTATTTTCAAGTATTGTAGACATTGTCTTGCGACGAGTACCTTGTAAACCATCTAAAAGGGCTTCTTTAGTATTGTCCCAACGACCTTCTGCTAAAATATCAGACATTTTTATAGTCTCCTAATTGTTTTTAGTTTAGTCCCGCCAGACGCTTAATTTCAATGATATTGCCCTCATCTTCTGCGTTCACGGATTCTTTTTTATTACCAGTTACTTCTTTTGACTCCATTATAGCATGAGGTTTTCTCTCTGCTTTAACTTCGTTTTTAAGAACTGCTGGCAAGTACTTATTAAATGTACCTGTAAGTTTATCAGTTACGACATTTTCAAGTAAGTCTTGCATTACCGTTTTCTGATTTTTGCTTAAAGGTGCCATCATTTCGTTTAACTGTTGATCACGGACAATGCGATCGTTGATTCTACGAATTTCTGCTTCTTTGCTTTCAACTAAAGTAGATTTCTCAACTGCAACTTTCTTCGATTCAGCAAGTTGTTTAGTTACGTTTGCTACTGCTGTTTGCAAATCTTTAATCTCTGAATTTTCATTCAAATGTGATGTTGCAAACTCACTAGCAAATGTTTCAAACAATTTGCGTCCGAAGTTATTTTGACGTGCAGTGTCAATATCTTCTTTTAATTGAGTTAACTCGGTGTTAAGATTCTTAACGACTGAATCCTTCACTAATTTACTTGAACGTTCAATGAAAGTCTCTTTAAGTTTTGAAAGTTGTTTCTTGCCTTCTGCAACAAGTTTAACTCTAGTTTCTACAACTGCTTCTTTATCCTTATGGAATTCAGCAATCTCTTCTGCTAGTGCTTTTACAACAAACTTTTGTAACTTATCAAGAGTTTCTGCTTGAACCTTACGATCTTCGTTTAGTTCGCTTAATTCAGCGCCTAGTTTACCAATCATGAATGATTTAACTTTATCAGTCTGTTCAGACATTCTAACGTTATATCTTACACGATCTTCTTCTAGTGCTTTGCGTTCTGAAACGATATTCTCAAGTTCCTTAGTTAAGTTTTCATTTACCATCTTGTCAAGACTCTCAACCATAGTAGTTTTGTCATGCTCATAACGACGAGAAAATTCTTCTCGTAACTCACCGCGGATCTCTTCCCTAGTTTCAGTTAACTTGGTTTCCCAGGCTTCCTGAATTTCAGTCTTAGTTTCCTCGTTGACTATACCGCTATCAAGCAATGGTTTGAGTGCGTCAAACATTTGGTCAACTCCTTAATTTAAGTTCATTGATAAGGTTTACAACCTCATCTTTTAAAAATTTTTGCACACGAGTATCTTCTTTAGCCTCTGCCGCTAATCCTAAAATTTTATGTCCATGTTTCATGTTCATTAAACCTTCGTAAATTGCAGTTGGGTAGGCATTTGGTGCACTCGGTTGTGCAACTACGTCTACTGTGACGATTTCGAAACCACTAACTTCACCGTTAGCATCATTGACTTCGCCGCTTCCGCGACTTGAAACTCCCAATTTGACACCGCTTTCTAGCATTGTTCGTACTAGTTGACCCATCGGTGTTGGGAGAATTTTTAGTTTACCATAACCATTTGGACCATCCATCCACATTTCTGTAATCATGTGGCATACCCGATCTAGGTTAATTTTTAAATCGTCTGGATGATCTACTTCTCCTAATACAGAGTCGCCTTTTGTAATTTGATCATTTAACGTAGTAACCGCCGTAGTAATTTGGTCCACAGGATAAAGTCTTTGGTTGTGATTTTTCACACCACCTTGAATACAAATTCCTTTAAGGTATAAATCCTTGCCGTCATTCGCACTTTCTGTGACCATCTTTGCTTGGTCATATGTTAAGTTCTCTTTTAAATACATTGAGCTCATCGTATATTTTTTCCTTTAAAAGTTATTATACTTTCTTTAGGTCCGGTTTAGTAGTACCGCCCATGTCTTGTGCTTTAGGTGCCGGCTTACTTGCGTCGGTTCCTTTTGATACTTTCATACCACCTTTTTGCTGTTTTGCAATAGGTGATGCTTTGTTATCAGCATGGTCAGCCTTATCGGCATCTGGTGCTTTTTCAAGTTTTGATTCTTCAACTACTTCGTCTTCAGTTGCTTCGTCAATCTCTGTTTCATCAGTTTCTACAACAGCGTCTTCTTCAGTTGCTACTGCTTCTTCCATTTCTGGTTCTGCAGGTGCTTCCATTTCTTCACCATCGTCTGCTTCTGAATCATCACCATCTTCTTTTGATAATAGCTCTTCAAATTCCTTTTGAAGTTCAGCAATGTTGTCTTCTAAATCTACAACACGGTCTTCTAGCTCTTCTTCATCAGATGCTTCCATGTCTGCTGGTGCCTCAGGCTCCATATCCATTTCTGCTTCTAATTCATCACTAGCACCTTCTAAATCGCCTTCAGGCTCTTCAGAAATACCTTCTTCGTCTGCTCTAATGTCTTGCTCAAAGTCTTTCACTTCGTCTTGTGATACTACTTCATCTAAATCATCTTGAGAAATAAGATTTTCATAAATCTCACGTGAATTCTCAATTACGATTTCGTGAAACAAATCACTTGCTTTTTGCTCATCTTCGTTGACTATTAAATCAACTAGTTGTTTCCATTTATCGCTCATATTCATACTCCTATTAGGATAGTTATCGGTAATATTATTTACTATAAAGGTCGGAAAAAGGGGTCTAAAAGGTGAAATATTAGTACTTTTTAGGATTATTTTTTAGATAAGCCAAAATACCTTCTCTTTTTAGGACTTATAATCCGCCGTCGTCACTGGATTCAGCACCATACTGGGCTTGTACTTTCTGTAGTTTCTCATACTGTTCAAACTTTTTCGCTTCTTTAATACGTCGAAGTTTGTTGATTTGCTCTAATGTCAACTTGACTTTTCGAGTGTCACCAATTATTAGTACACTTTTATCGTCCTCTACAGAGTAGCGGTTTTTTTCAAATAAATCATTCAAGTCCATAATACTATTTACCTTTATATTATAATGTTATTTATTAAAAAATATATTGAATGATAAACTAACCCTTGTATTATGAGATTCGTTCCGCATTACACTATGTTTTAAGTATCCGGGGAATAAAAGCAGTTTACCTACAACAGGTTTATGTTGCCAAGAACCCGTTGTTACACAAGTAGACATAGCCACTTGTACTGTAGGATTCTCGAAAACTATGTTCCCGTCTTTTTGATTTGTTTGAAAATAATATACGCCTGATATGTCTGCGTTACCGTGGTCATGAACATGACCATAATCGTTATGTTCAAATAACGATATCCATGATTCCATTCGATAGTCATTGCTATGTGTATAGTTCAACTGTCCTAAAAACTGATTTAAATTCTCATTTAAAAATAAGTTAAAGTTAGTTAAGTTATAGTTCTTTATTATATCGTCTGAAAGTTTAGATATTTTATGGGTCTTACCCCAATCTAGATTGTATTCTGTACCAACGTCTTGTACAACAATACCGAGTTCGTCTTGTACGTTTTTTAAAGTTTCGTCTTTAGCAAAACTGCACCATAAAGGTGTAGGGAAGACATTTTCTATCATTCCTGTTCCCCTTATAAGTCGATGTCTGCGTTAGGGTCTCCGCCTAGGTCATCTGCTACATCAACTTCGTCGCCACCTACTCCTGCATCTGCTTCTGCATCAGCGTCCAAGTCTGTGTTTAATCCACCTGGTGTAACTCCAACACTTCGTAAGTCTTGTCCAACTGTTTGTTGTGCTTGTGTTTTTCCGTTTTCCTCTGCCCAAAGTTTATCATTCTCTGCAAGTTCTTCTTCACTAATACCTAAGAAACGTTTAAGCATAAATCGTTTGCTCAAATAAGGTGTTTGTGATAAACTTGTAAACAATGAAGCACGTTGGTTGTCTAATTCTGCTTGTCTGTAAGCCGCAAAGTTTTGAGGCTCATTCAGACGCAAATCAAACATACTGCTATCAATATTAAAACCTTTCCAGTTTAAATACATTTTAAACTCATGGTCAAATGATGTCGCCACTGTGTTTTGTAAACGTTTACAATATTGATTGAATCTGTATTCTTGGATTAATGCAGTTCCTACTCTACCATCACTTGCAACCGAACTTCCGTCCTCTGCACCTGTTGGCAAATAACTACTTGGAATTCTTAATCCTCTAAACAACTTGTTAGTAAAGTATTTCAAGTCATCAATTTCACCTAAGTTTGTACCACCCGGTAATGTTTCAACTTTAGATCCTCTACCTTCAGCAGTTTGTGGGAAGAAATAATCTTCGTTAATACTCAATGGATTATATGTTGCATCCATCATACTTCCACCGCCACCACTTTGTGTTGGAATACGTCTTTGGTGTATTTCGTTTTTAACTCTGTTAACGTAACCCATTGCCATGTGTGCTGGCATATTACCTACGTCAATATAGAACACACGTCTTTCAGGGGCACGTTGCACCCTGTAAATGATAATAGCGTCTTCTAATAATTCTTTTTGTTTGTATACTTTAAATACACTTTCTAAAACACTGAGACCAAAGGGCCAATTAGGATCTAATCCTTCAGTTAAACTTACATGAACAACATGACTGGCATCAATTGCCATTTCGTTTGTTGAGTTACTAAATCTAGAATTGTTTGTAGCAGTATTTAAATTATAAATGTTACCTTGACCTTGATTGGCGGCAACGCCTCCTTGACTTCCCATAGTTCCACCCGACTTCATGTCACCATGTTGAGGTTGTGTTACTGTTAAGTTTTCAAAATTAGGATTAATATTTTTTAAAACGTACTGCTCAGGTTCTTTACCTTTGCTTTCGTTTACAATAACTTTAACAATGTCTGCATTGTCTACCCAATGCCATTGAAATGTTTCTGGATCTCTAACAAATATTTGATCACCATACTTTAATGTATTACGGAACATTTTAAATATTCGTTTATCGAAGTCGTTTAAACTTACCCAACTATGTAGTGCTTCTTTAAGTACTTTTACTTCAGAGTCACTTGGTTGTTCTTTAAAGAATATATCGAACGGTGTTTTATTTTCAATATTTGTTTGTGTACTAAATTCTGCTAGAATATCTAGTGCCGCATTGATCTCACTGTCGCTATCCATAGTTTCATATTGAGTATATCGTTCAACACGGTTTGGATGTCCTGTATAAACTTCTGGTAGATGACTTTGATAGTTCTTGAAGCCCACGTCAGCCTGAGAATCTCTTGGCATAGTCGTAGAGCCTGTCATGCTATTAGTGTCTACTACTTTAAAATACTTTTTCCAACTCATTTGTTTTATGTCCTATATTTCGAATTCATTGCTTTATTATAACATATAGTAGTATTTATTGCAACCGTTAAGATTGAAGTTTTACTATGTGTCCAGTTTGCCTGTTCATTTTCTTTAATTCTACAAGTAGTTCAGCATTATCTGATCCCGTACCTTGTATTTGTATAAGTTTTTCAACACTTTTAGTAAGGTTTACTATAGGCGCCATGTCCATATCCACTGGTATATTTCTGCCATTCGGTAACGGAACAACTGCTTCATTACTAGCACCTTCGCCTATCATTGAAAGTGTAGGCTGTTTAATAACGCCTCCATCTTCAAAACCAAACTTATCTGCAAACCAACCGCCTATTTTCTTACCAGCAGTATCTCCGCCTATACTACCTAAAACACCACCAATAATACCACCAATAGCAGTACCGACAATTGGAACAAATGATCCTATCATGGCACCTGCCGCTACACCACCTAAAGTACCAGCAAAGTTACCAGCCGCTGAGCCAACACCTTCCATTGCTTTACCTGTAGTAGTATCTTGATCACTAGTTGCCGCTGTAATACCACCAGATGCTAACGCACCCAATATTGGTATCTTTTTAAGAATTCCGCTTGCCACTTTAGTAATAATACTTCCACTACCTGCCGCAACTGCTTTAGTACCCGAACCTGCAAGACTTGCCGTTGTTTTTACTGCTTCTGTTGTTGCTTTAGTACCTGCGCCTACGACAGTGGCAGTTGTTTTTGATGTTGCAAGTGCAGTTTTTGTTGCAGTGTCTATTGCTGTTTTAGTGGCTTTAGTTGTTGCAACAAGTGAATTTGCTACAGTCTTAGATGCAACTGCAAATTCGTCTGCGTGTTTAACTGCCATTTGACCTAAACTTAATGATGCTTTGTTTGCCGCTTTTGCGAACCCACTTGCCGCACCGCCTGCCAATACAACATTGTCTTTAAAGTCGGTTAAGGCTTTTTTCTCTTCTGGTTTCATTTCAACACCGTCAACTAAATCTTTTAGTTTGCCAACGATTGTTCCCATGCTTCCAATAGCCGCTTGAGCAACTTTGTTCATTCCAAGTCTTGTTGTTTTACCTAAGTCTTCGATTAACATTTGTGCGTCTTTTACAGTTTTAGTTTCTGGTTCTGGTTCAGGTACTAATGACTTACTGTAAGCATCCATGTCACCTTTAAATTTTTCACTAATAACTTTGTACTGTTGGTTAACGCCTTGTAGTGCTAGTACACTTTTGTTCATTTGGTCTGCTATTGGACTAAATCCTTGTAAGTCACGCATTCCTTTGAACTGGCTATTTTGTGCATCATAAACTGCACCCATTCTCTTAACAACATCCTCTGACTTAACAGTACCGTTACGCATTGAAAGACCAAGTTTGTTAAGCTCTTCTCCCATCGGACTTTGTAATAGTAAGTTACCTTCTGCTGTTGCACCTACTGATAGTCCTTGCATACCACGAAGAACAAGATCCATTGCTCCTGGTACATCGCCAAATTTATCTCTTAATAGCTCTAATGAATTTCTAGTATTTGTGTTTCCTGTAACAGACATTTCAGATAACATTAATTCAATGTTAGCCTCTTGTTTGTTTCTTGCCATTTTTTCTGCAAGAGCTTTTCTGTCTTGTCCAGTTAGTGTAGCAAGTTTTGTAATTTCTTCTGAATAGTTTGCCGCCGCCATTGCTTGTTGTCTAGTAGACATATTTGCAAATGCAGTATTACGTTGTTGCATCGTAATATATTCGCCAAGCATTTCAGCACTTTCTTCAGCACTGATACCTAAGTATCTTAATTTGTCACGTGCTAGTTCATTCATTGCGACATTAATGTCTACAAATCGTTTAGCACCTAATCTAGCAGTACCGCCAAAGACAGCCAAACTTGCTGAGTTTTCTCTAACGATTCCTGTAAAAGTTTCTAATCTTAAATAACTTGCCGCCGCGGCTTTCTCAATATCAAATAAGTTGCCGGAAAATGCCGCACCACTTCTGGATAGTTGGTCAAATGAATCTGATAAATTGGCTGTATGAGCAATAACGGCTCCGCCCGCGGCACCTAATGCACCTCCGGCATATGGTATTGCACTTGCCAATTTGTCAACGGCAGTGCCCATGTCTCTCATGTTTAGTCCAACGCCGGCTGTACTTGCACCAAATTTAACAACGTCTTCAACTGCTCCCATGACTTTATCAGCCATGCCTCCTAGTTTTGAACCAAAACTACCAGCACTTTTTCCCGCATCGTCTAATTCTTCTGCTAAATCGTCAGCACTTTTAGTAAGACCTTTAAGCTCTACATTGAGCTTCTTACTACTTTTCGCTTGTTCGTTGGTATTCTTGAGAGCATCTTTAAAACTCTTGGCTCCGGTAGAACCAGAAGATGATGCTTCCATTTTATCAACAAGTCTCTTTAATGTTTCTTCAGTAGCAACATTATTAAGTGTGACTGTATTATTGTCTATGTCTATTTCAACTGCCATTATATACCCAGATAAATACTTTATAAGTATTATAGTGATAACACTATTATATGTTTATTTATCGGAGTCAAAACATGGAAAACAATCAAAACCCTTTGGTAGGGTATTTTCGTAAACCAGAAGTTTACTTGTCACTACCTAGTAAGGGAAAGTACTACAAACATGGTGTTTTAGACTTGCCACCTAACGGCGAACTTGGGATTTTCCCAATGACTGCTAGGGACGAGTTAGTCCTAAAAACACCAGACGCATTACTTAACGGTGCAAGTACCGTTGAAGTGATACAAAGTTGTGTGCCTGCTATTAACAATGCTTGGGAAATTCCTAGCATTGATATGGACACATTATTAATCGGTGTGCGTATTGCCACTTATGGTGAGCAAATGGACATACAAATCACTTGTAATAAGTGCCAAACACAAAACGAGTTTGGAATCGACTTAACTGCATTAATGGATCAGACTAAGGACTGGAAGTTCGAAGAAGATTTAGAAATTGGTGATTTAAAACTTACATTTAAGCCACTAACTTACCAAGAACTAAATGCTGAAAGTTTGCGTAACTTTGAAGAATCAAAGATTATGAAAATCGTTAATAACGAAAGTCTAGATGATGAAAAGAAACGTGAAATGTTTCAAGATGCATTCTTAAGACTTACTGCATTAACAGTTGACTTAATTGGTAAAACAATATGTAAAGTTGAAAGTCCGAATGGCGTAACTGAAGACAGAGCTCACATTGCTGAGTTTGTACAAAATGTCGACAGAAAAACATTTAGTGCAATACAAGATCATCTAGATGGACAAAAAGATAAGAACTCTTTCAAACAGTTTGAAGGCGAATGCACTAATTGTGAAGCACATTTAAGTACTCCAATTATGTTCGACAATTCCAATTTTTTCGCCTAAGGCTTCTGAGTCTCGCTAACGATGAGATCGGACAGTTAGTTAAAGACTATGACAAGGAAGCCCAAAATCTTAAAAAAGAATTGGCGAGAATAGTATGGTATATGAGAGGTGGAATACACTTGGATCAAGCCTATAACTTGTCACGGAATGATATGAAGGATATATCTGGTGTTATCGAAGAGAATATCAAGACAACTCAGAAAACTGGATTACCTTTAATCTAATATGTTCATGACTATACATTATAATCACTTACATCCATAAACATTTTATAAGATTACTAAAAGATATACTTCGTATATCTAATAACTTCACTATCGTTCGTTATTAATTTTCTTTTAGAGTTTTTAGTAGATAATACTATTAATTGAATAACTGAATATTAAACAATATACTTTTTAATACATATTAATTATAAGAGCGAAGCGATAGTCATCATGTAGATTGTTTCAGTCAGACGGAACCACTTACGGTTCCGTCAAATGCCTTCATGTGAGTTCGCCACAGCCCGACTATTGGAAGTAAGTATTTTATCGCAACTCTATGGGTTCTAGTCTTTCCCACACTTACACTGATCCTACTTTCGTAGTCTATTTCCTCGTTCCGATTGAAATAGTTTTTAAGAGTTATATGCGTTTGTCATACGTTAGCAATCGTACTATACTAACCGGTGAGCCCAATTTGTTTGATGGCTTCCACTCTCTGGAGTGTTGATCGGTATGTTGCGTGTGTCCCTATACGGGTACTTTTTCCACAGTGGATAGTTAAACTGGCCCACTAACCTTATGTGCTAATTGATTTGCCATAATGATTGCTGATTTTGTGCCTATGCACACAGAGTCTTAACTCTGTCTGCGTTTCTTTGAAAGAATTCGTCGAAGCCTGTGATATGCCATGTTTTGTGTTTTGGGGAATTGTATGTGAATTGCCGTGATGTGATGAGTTGATGTGCGCCTGGGGTTGCTATAAATTTGCCTTTGTTATTAAACTTCATTATTAAAATATTGAAGTCGCCATCATCTGCCGCGTCCATTAATTGGTCCAGCCAGTCCTCCAGCATACGAACCTTTTCGTGTGTGAGCAGTTGATGAAATGGAAAGTCTTTATACGATTTACATTCCGCATTAAATTTTGGAAACGATTGTCCAGGAATAATATCTCCTTTAAATCCACGTATTTGACCTTCGTGTAATACTTCTTTACGAACAGTATTTTGTCCGCCTACATAAGCGCCTGAGCCTGGAGCTCTAATAAAAGATTCTTTGTATAAATCGGATAAGAAACGTGCAACGTCTCTTTCCCAATTACTTCCTTTTGCTTTTTGCTTGTTTGGCATTCTTCTTCCTATGTATGTTTAATAGTAACACCTTTTGGTGGTACTCGTCAATCTTTTTTTCTGCATAGAAAGGAAATAATGTTGGAACAAAACCGTGTATGATGCTAATGATACCTGTAAGTATCAAATCCAATCCTGCCACGACGGCAAACTTGGTATGCTCATAATAGGTCTTTCCGGCTTCTTTTAGATGTGCCTTAATTGCCCTTTTCATAGATTCCCTTTAACTTATTGATGTTCGGCTTTCCTAGAACGTTAAGCTCGATGTGTGTAACTAATTTATCCACCGATATACCGTTGTCAGCCAACTTCTGAACTAACTGTTTTACATTCACGTCTTTATGTTGCATAACCACTACAACGTGTGTCTGAGATATGCTAAACACACAACAGTATCCTTCTAACCAATTTGGTACAAGTTGTTGTGGATTAATTAGTTGGTCGTCAATTCTTATTAAGTCGCTATTGCGTTTTTCAAAATAAAATGTATCTGTGTCAGCACTTACAATATCTTGAGTAACAAATACATCTACAGATTCATCATTAATGCTTTTGCACATATGACTACTACCTTCGATTGTAAGTATCTCATTTTCGTTAATATCGTAACTGCCTGTGTTGTCGACTATACTTCCCATTTCTTTACTATTATACAAGTCTAAGTTGTGCTTGTCAACGACTTTATGTATTAAAGGTGGTAAACATTCAGTAAGTCCATATATTACTGCAACTTTTTCTACGCCTTGATTCTTAACCAACCTTCTAATAAACGAATTGTCTATTACACTACCGCCAGTTAAAACCCATTTAACATAATCGAAGTTACGCAAGTGTATTCCTTGCTTTGCATATAATTGAAAATGCACCGGAAATATTAACATCATATCCGGCTTGTACTTGTCTAAATCTTCTGCGTTATAAGGATTGTCTAGTCTAGGTAGTACAATCCGTTTACTTGAAAACAATGCAGGAAAAAAGTAAACACTGCTCACACCTAAGTGAACAATGTTATGGAAAAACCAACTTGTGTTTGCTTCTTTCCAATAAAGTCTTATACTGTCGTCTGTTGCACTTTCTACACTTTTATGAGTGTGTTGTATGCACTTAGGTACTCCAGTACTTCCACTTGTTAATGCTTCTATTAAAACTTCCGAATGATCGATGATATAAGTTTCAACACCTTCGAACATATCTTCAGTAACACTTATGTCGTCTAAGTCTAAGTGAGTACAATTATCAGCATGAATAGTACATGGTTGTATACCACGTGTTATCATTGCTTTAATATTTCTCCTAGATGTATATTCATTTGTTATTTCGTGTTCTCCACTTATAACAATAATAAGTCCATAATCAATAGCCGCAAAAACACAGGCAAGGTGATGAAAGTCTTCTTGCATTGCAAGTCCAACTCTATCGCCCTTGACTAGGTTATTGTTAAAGAACAGTTGTTGGTACCCAGAAGCAAATCGAGATAAACTCTCTTTAGTCAACTGGGTACCGTTAATTAGATCAACTATTTCAAAATTATTAGATAACTTTGTAATAGATATCACAATTTACATACCGTTCTTTTTTTCTTGGATCTCGGCACGTCTTGCTTTCGCAAGTTTGCCCATTTCACCTAAAGACTTACGAGCTCTTGCCGCCGCGGCTTTTACGCCTTTGGTTTCAAATGCTTCGTTTTCTTTAAGGTACGTTTCGTAGTGTACTACGATGTCATCATGTATTGCCATTTTTTTTCTCCTATACAACGTCAATGTCGTTGTTATAACTTGTAAATCCGTTTTCTTTAATAACGGACAATATATTATTAACACGACCAGCGAGTTCGTCTCTGTGTGATACTAACCATACAGACTTTTTTCGTTCCCTACTGATTTTTTTAAGAATAGCCAGACTGTTTTCAACACCCGAACTATCCATACCAGAATCAACTAGTTCATCAATGAACAATAAGTTAATTGGCTGGTATAAGTTTTCCCAAACATCTCTGAACGCCCAACTTAACGAAAGTATAAGTCTGTTACGTTCACCTCTGCTTAGGTTGTCAAAATCTAAATCTCTACCATGTTCCTCAATTATTACTGTTAAATCGTTTTGGAATACAACACTGTGTGGTAATCCAATACGTTCTAAATAATAAGCAAGTCGTTTGTTTAGAAATGCTAGATTCTGATCAATTATACGTTTACGAATAAACGAATCTTTACTAGTTAAAAGTTTCATTAAAAAGTCTTGATGATCCTTAACCCTAGTTAACTCGTTTACTGTATCGTACTTAACCTCCTCAATGCCATGTTCTTCCATTTCTTGAATTTGTTCTAGATATGGATCTTCCTGGGCTTTAAGGCTCGTTAATTCGCTTTGTAACTTGTCTAAACTAGACCTGTGGTTGTATGCATCATCTATTTTGTCATAGAATACAGTAGGTTTTGCACCCAACTCGCCCATACTTGCTAGTTCAGATAGTAGTTCTTTCTCAGTTTTTCCATTAGTTTCTAAGACAGATACTGCTTCAGTTAATAATTCTTTTTTATCATTAAGTATGTCTTCATGTGTATTATCGTGTAATTCCTGCCCACAAGCATAACACTTGTGTTCTTCTAAAGACTTTACTTCTTTTTGTAATTTTACTTGATTGTTAGCATAACGTGTAGACTCTGTTACAAGCCTATCTAGTTTATCCTGCAAGTCTGTAAACTTCCTTGCCTTTTCTGAATACGTTGTTATTAAGTTGTGTGCTTCTATTTCTTTTTCAATATCAACATGACTTAGTGATTCAAATGCAGATTCGATTTGCTCAACGTCCTGCGTCTTCTTGTTAATCCACATTGTGCTTCTACGTTTGATAGCATCAATCTGTTCTCTAATCTTTTGGTTTGCATCACCGGTTGCTTTAATTCTGTATTCTTCTTGTGTGATTAAATCTTTATTAATACGCAACTGTTCTTTTAAGGTGTCAGCCTTATCACTTAATAATGTAATACCTAACAACTGTTCAATAATAACTCGTTGTTCATTGTGCTTTAAACTTAAGAACGGTTGTGTGTAAGTATTCAGTGCAACAATATGTTTAAACATATCGTGACTCATACCTAGCAAACGTTCTACTTCTTTTTGTGTTTCTCTACTGTCGCCTTGTGCAGAGTCTGATGCTTCTTGCTCAGTACCATCTACATAAAATTTTAATAAGTTAGGCTTCCTGCCACGTTCGATACGATATGATTTACCGCCTAATTCGAAGCCAACAGTAACTAGCATACCTTTGCCGTTAGTTTTGTTTACTAAATTATCTTTACGAATGTTAGTAAGTGCATTACCGTATAATGCGAAACTTAAAGCATTGATAATAGTAGTCTTACCAGTACCATTTCTGGATCCATGGTCTCCGCCACCTGTGTCCAAGTTCTCACCTAGTACAAGTGTTAAGTCACTTCTATTAAAGTCAAGTGCTTGAGTACTGTTACCAACACTCATGAAATTCTTAACAGTTAAGTTGTTTAGTTTAAACATTAATTAAAGGTTCCTGTATATTTCCATTAAAAGATTTGGATCATATAAATCTGATTCAACTGAAGTGAGCTGAGTCATAACAATACTGTCTACACTTTCAAAGTTTATTTCTGCTTTTTCATCAAATGCTACATCAACTTCTTTTTGTTGTATAAGTGCTATTTCTCTAACATCATATTGTTCGTAAAAAGTTTCTTTAATAAAGTTTGCTTCTTCGTAACTAATATTAATATCTAAGTTAACTCTTAGATAAGACTTAGGAAGAAGTATTCCTTGTGGGTTATCAAGTAACTGACTTAACTTTAATACTTTATATTTAGGTGCATCTTCCCACTTAATATAGTAGTGTGGAACACCCCATTCTAGTATCATTGCTCCACGATCATCATCCCAAGAGTCAGAGTAGTTATGTGGGAAAGCATTTCCGATGTATGTAATATTACCTACTTCTTGACGCTTGTGGAAGTGACCGGTAAACATTCTTTCAATACCTTGAAAGTCTGAATGTTTAATTTCTCCATGGTCTGGCATTTGTACCATTGCATTCATATAAAAGTTAGGAAGTTCAAAATGTCCTAACATATACTTTGCATTTAGTTTTTTAAGCGACTTATATTCGTCACCTACTAGCCATGGAACTATTGCGACATCGCCCTCTGTAGTGATCTCGTCGAAAAGTCGTACATTTGGGATATGTTTTGCCCAGGTGATACTATTAAAATCTCGTTTGTCTTTGAAGTACTCGTCGTGGTTACCTGGTAGGAAGATTACTTGATCAAATGCTTGACTCAGTAAAGTAATGGCTTCTACACTGTGATTCAGTGTGGCTACATTAATACTGGCTCGTTGGTGATGCCAATCACCTAAGAACAAACAGGTTTCACAGTTTTTCTCTTTTCCTTGTTCAATTACCCACCTCACAAAGTTAACACAATCTTCATTGTGTGTTAGACTGTTGCTTTTGTTTCCGAAGTGAATATCTGTAAAGGCAATGGCTTTCTTAAATAGATTACTCATGCTTTTCCTAGATTTAAGTTACATACATTACTATAATACTGTATTCTGAGAACAATGTCAACCTTTTTTGGTGGCTTTCACTTTAGTGTTTTCATTAAACTTATCAACACGTTTTTGTTCTGCTACTGTATCATTAGCATTTTGTCTAGTAAAACTAGGTGCTAAGTCATTCATTTCCAATATATCATCTCTAATGTTTTGGTTACGTTTTTCAATGTTTAGTACTCTTGTAAAACTATTTGTTATTGCCGCAGTATAATATGCAAACGGATTGTCTGATTTACTTTCGTCAAACTGTAGTCCTATTTGTGCTAACTGTAATAATGCTTGTCCACGCATTTCATCTACATATGTGTAACCACGCCAGTTGTATCTGTGACTGTAACGTTCGCATAACATCATATACATATGTGCTAACTTGTTTGTTACTTTGCCGCCTGATAAACTAAAGTTGCCGTTTTCCATTCCGCCTTCCCAATGAGACTTGCCACAAATAACTAATTCGTCATTTGCATTAAATCGCCAATGTTGGAACGGAGGAAAATTACATTTAGTGTGATGATCTGCAACTGTCTTAGGATTCTTTTTACGTTCACTGTCTGTTGGAACGTGTTCAAAAGTCATAACTCTAAAAATCAGTTCTGTTTTTTCGAATGATTTAGGATCAACATGGAAGTCTGCCATCTTTTTTCCTTTAATAGTATTATTCTTATATCCGTTTTTTGCTATCCTATCTGCTCTATTTTGCCGAGCTTGAAGAATTGTTGCTTTTTTAATTTCTTTTTCCGAATGTAAAATAATATCGAAAATCTTTGCGTCATCATCTAAGAACGACCCGAAAGTGCTTTTAGATGTATGTATTTCTGCTAATAGGTCTCTATTGTTGAGGTAATTTCGTACTGCCATATTTTTGACTCCTTAAATTATATACTCATATTATACACTCGATAAATACTAATATCAAGAGGAAAGATTAAATAATTATGACAACTTTTAAAGACGGTATTATTTCGAGGAATGGAGTGAACTTAGGCATTCCAGACCCCACAAACACTGCTTCTGCATCAGGTACTACTCAAACTGCCCAAACCGGCAAGTTTAGTATTGCGGGTGCAACCAAGGCTTTTTCCGATAACATAGAGCAATTTGGTGCAGACTTTAAGGATATATTAGAAGATCCTAAAGGTGCACTTACAGAAATGCTTAATGGAGATCCTGTTACTGCTAGGTTAAAAGGTGCTGGTATTGACAAAGGTGCTAATCCTAATGATAAGTTGGCAGAAATTGCGGCTTCAAGTTCGACAGTTGGCAAGAATAAAGATGATCACAGAGTAAGACTGTCTTTACCACCTGCGGCTAAAATACATTATCAAAAAGCAACAGTTCCTTATTTACTACAGCCGCTAGTTAATACTAATGGCGTTATCTTTCCTTATACTCCACAACTTATATTCCAGCATAATGCTGATTATAGTCGTAGCAGTCCTACACATAGTAATTATCCTCTTAATTATTACAGTGCAAGTAATGTGAGTGACATCTCCATGTTTGGAGAGTTTGTTAGTGAGAATGGACAAGATGCAAGATATGTACTTGCAGTTATAACTTTTTTAAGAGCCGTTACTAAAATGTTTAGTAACAGTGACGACCTGGCAGGTAATCCACCACCAATCCTAAGATTAAGTGGACACGGACAATACTTACTACCAAATGTTCCGGTAGTAGTAAACACAGTTTCGATTACTATGCCTAATAATGTTGATTATATTACTATCCCATCAGGTGGATTAAATTCACAAGGCAGAGCAATGACAACAAGAGTACCTAAAAGTTTAGATATCAACGTTGGCTTAACACCAGTATACAGTAGAGCTCAAATGAGAACATTTGGTGTAGACAGGTTAACAAGCGGACAATTAATTAATAGTAAAACAGGAGGATTTATTTAATGGCTGATTACAGTGCAGATAGTCCTTACTATAAAACAGAAATGTTTGGAAATTACTTAGATGTGTTAAACCGAAGACCAATTAGTGCAAACCCACAAGACCAGCAACTAATTATAAATGCAACTTATGAGTATAGACCAGATCTATTAGCAAATGACTTATACGACAATCCAAAATTGTGGTGGGTATTTGCCGCAAGAAATCCAAATGCAATTAAAGATCCTATATGGGATATGAAAAGAGGGTTAACAATCTTCCTTCCAAAACAAGACAGACTGTTCGACGAATTAGGAATATAACATGGCGTTTCAAGACGACTTAGATAAGTTAAAGAATTTCTCCGATGGACTACCAACTGGCCCTTTAAAAGATTTAGCGGCTAATGGTGTAGGCTTTGCAGAAAAACTCGGTCCAACAGTAAAGGCACTTGAAAATAATCAGCAAGGTATTGGATTAGGTAATCCACTTGCTAATGAAATCAAATTGCCAGACCCCTTTACAAATGCTACAACCATTGCCCAGGCTAAAATTGCCAGAGTAGCAAAAAACGTATCTGTAAACAAAGCAAAATCAGACCCATTAAGAATAACAATAAACAATGGATTTTACGAACGTAAAAATGTGATGCACAGTTTAGCATCGTATACTTACAATTTTGAATTGTATATACTAACATATGAAGATTACAATCAGTTTGTAAATGATCCAACTTTTAATATTGAAAATAGTCCAGAACGTTTGTTAATTAAATCGGGTGGCGGCAACTATGCTAACAGAAATCCATTTTTTAGAACAGATTTCTTTATGGATGATTTAGAAATTGATAGTATCATTAGTCCAGGAGGATCGAATAAAGGTGCAATTAACACAGGATTGAGTTTTAAAATTAAAGAACCGTATGGAATGACATTGTTAAACAGTTTAGTTTTAGCGGCAAATCATTTTGGTGCTTACAACTATATTGAGCAACCTTACTTGTTAAAAGTATTTTTAACAGGATTCGATGACGAAGGTAAACACGTTGGCAATGCGTTTGCTGGCAAACGTACTAGATATATTCCTATTAGATTTACAGATTTTAAATTTGGTACAAGTGAACAAGGAACTACATATGACATAACAGCAATCCCTTATCACAGTATAGGATTACAATCGATTGCGTCTACTATTCCTGTTGATATGCAAATTGAAGCAAAGACAGTGCATGACTTTTTTAACGTAGCATTAACTATTGACACAGGTAAGCAACAACGAATACCTGCAGGACCCCCATCTCAAACTATTATGGTACCCATAAAGCAATTAGAAAAAGGCTTAACTGGATACTTGAATAAATTAGAAGACGATCATGTAAAATCGAAACTAAAAGCAGTACCAGACATTTATAATTTTGAAATAGACCCCGACATACTAAAGTCTAAGATTGTTTTACAAGATGTAATGGATTTAAGTAAAACAGCAAATACAAAAGATGTGGCTAAACAAGCACAACAAAGGTTTACAGATTCGTTTGCATTTGACGAAACAACTAAAACATATAGTATAAGAGCAGGTACTAGTATTGTTAATACAATACATAGTATATTACGTTCGTGCGAATATATGACAAATCAAGTTGTAAGTGCTGACTTAAAAATTGAAGGTATGAGTTTTGAAGAATACCAAGAAGTTGCAAACAAACCTATTGACTTTTATAGAATTGTTCCTAGGATAACATTAGGCCCATTTGATAAAATTAGAAACCAGTATGCTAAACTTATTACATTTGTTATTAAGAAATACCAAATGCATGGTAAAGATTATGAAAACCTAGGACAAAAACCAGTTGAATATATTTCAAAATATTATGATTATTTTTACACAGGAAACAATACAGATATTTTAAGTTTTGATATCGAGTTTAATGCGGCTTACTTTCAAACGTACACTTATAATCAAATGCAAAAAGCAGGATCATTTCCAACACCGTTAGCACAAACAAAACTTGAAGCATTACACGAAGGACAAACTGCTAAAGCAGGCAACGATCCTATAACAAAATGGACACCTTATATTAGACACGTTGTTACACAATCAGGAACAAGTAATGATATTAACGATCCACAAGTAAGTCATAAAGCAACAACTATTGATAACTTTATGCAAAATGTATTTGACCAGGGTGCTGACTTACTACAAATGAATATGCGTATTGTCGGCGATCCAAGTTTTATACAAAGTAAAGATTTAAGAAGTGTGTTAGTAGGAGATAGTGACGATTATTATTTGCCAGATGGAAGTTTAAATACAGATAAAGAATGGCACATATATGTTAAGTTTAGAAACCCAACCGATGTTGACGCTAGTACAGGCTTAATGAAAGGTTTTAATGTAGACGACACAGGTAAAACCAGTGTTAGTGTGCCCAGTATTAATGGACAATATAAAGTATACAAAGTTACTAGCAACTTTTCAGGCGGAACATTCACACAGAATTTAGAATGCGTTAGGGAACGTAAGCAAGAACTTAATGTTATCAAAAAGATAGAAGATAACACATCTAGTAACAGAACAGATAGTAACAACGCAAATGGCACAGGTAAGACAGGCAATGTAGCCACTAACAGCAACAAGATAACAACCGCTCAACGTAATGCATTAAGTAATATGAACGCAAGTTCTTTCTATACACCAGACAGTGCTATGGCATCAACTGCAAGAGGGCAACTTCCAAATGTAGACATTAATACAATAGACGGCCCGCAAGGTATTGGTACTGAAGCACTTGCAAAGATTAAAAAAATTACACCAGAAATAGTAAAACCAGGAACAGCAGATAACTTCCAAGGTGAACACCCATTCGGAATACAAGGTGGTGACATCACACAAGAAGAATTAGACTTAGGCTGGACACAAGAGGATTTAACCGACTAGTATGCCAACATTTCAACAATACGTTAATAAAATCAACCCAGACTTAGATGTCAATAAAAAAGGCTCTATAGTTGACCCCGGACCGTATGAAGCCATTATTAAAAACAATAATGACTCAAGACGTACTGGGCGTATGGATGTTTACATTGCTTCACTAGGCGGTATACCTGATGATCCGAGAAGTTGGATACCTGTAAAGTATATGAGTCCGTTTTTAGGAACAACTGATCAAGGTTTATTAGATAAGCAAGAACAAACTGCAATGTACAGTTACGGTATGTGGTTAACACTGCCCGATCCTGGAAGTAAAGTAGTTGTTGTCTTTTTAGAAGGGCAGAGAAACAACGGAGTTATAATTGGCTCAGTAGTAGATGATGTTGCTAATCATATGACACCTGGATTGGCTAGTAGTAAGAAGTGGCTTAAAACAGAAGAAGTAACAACATTATTTCCTACTCTAGAACCAGATACAGACTTTTTACCAGTAACAGAATTTAATACTAAAGTTGTTAGAGATTCGAGACAAACAAATACAATTTATCGTCCTGTGAATATCGAACTTGCTAAAATTTTAAAAGCACAAGGTCTTATTGGTGATAATATCAGAGGGCAAAGTTTTAGTACTCCTCAAAGAGAAAACAATAGTCAAGTGTTTGGACTTTCAACACCAGGTAGAGGAGATAAAGATCCAGCATCAGATCCAGCATTAAAAACAAAAATGCAAAACGGAGAAGCAACTGCTGAAGATTTACAAATTAGAAAACGTTTCCCAGGACACAGTCTTGTTTTAGATGATGGTGACTCAGAGGGTGCAAGTAAATTAGTTCGCTTACGCACAAGTACTGGACATCAGATATTAATGGACGACACAAATAACTTAATTTATATTGCAACAAACAACGGTAATGCTTGGATAGAAATGTCTGAACATGGTAAAATAGATATACATAGTGAAGATAGTATTAGTATACATACTGCAAAAAATATTAATATGACTGCGGAGAAAAGTATTAACTTAGAAGCAGGTGAGAAAGTAAACATTAAGTCTATGGTTGATATAAACTTGGATACAAACAACATTAATACAATGGCACAAGGAGATACAAAAATTACTTCGGGTGCAACATCACATATTAACTCGGGCACTTCGCATTTAGAAACTGCAACTGCTATTCATATGAATGGCGGAACAGCGGCAAGTCAAGCGGCAAGGATACCAACAAACAATGTACCAACTGTTAAATTAGAAGAAAAAGAATGGATCGCAGGACCACCTAAGACTTATATTTCAAAACGTGTACCACAACACGAGCCATGGACAGTACACGAGGACACAACCCCTGGAGCAGATGACTCATAATGGGTA